TGCTCAATCGCACCCGCGAAGAAATTGCCAAGGAATATGTGACCAAAGCCGAAGTCCATGCAGACATCAACCGTGTTTTGGACAGGTTAGACAGATTGGACGAAAAGTTAGATCGTTTAATGGCAACAACTTTAAAAGGATAGAAAAATGAAATACAAAGACGGCGGACTCGCAAAAAAAGGCGAAGGCATTGCTAAAAAAGGTTTTGCCAGTGGCGGAATGGTTGCTGGTATGGGCCAGTCACAGGGTAAAACCCTGAACCAAAACGTCAAGAAATTGGAAGGCGATAAAGTTGCCGTCCGTGGTGTTGGTGCAGCCCGTGCCCGCACAGCAATGATCTACTGATATGGCTGTTTCCGGCGTATCCGATTTCGATCTGCAGTTTGACGACCTCATAGCTGAGGCGTATGAGCGCTGCGGTATTGAGGTGCGCGACGGTTACGACATGAAGACGGCGCTACGTTCCGTCAACTTGATTTTTGCAGAGTGGGCAAACAGAGGATTAAACCTTTGGACCATTGAGCAGCGCCAGCAGGTGCTGACGCCCGGGGTGTATGAGTATGACCTACCCGCAGACACAATTGACGGCCTCTCAGCCGTGATTCGGACCAATGCAGGCCAGTCTACCCAGCAGGACATCACAATTGACCGTATAGGCCGCGCAGAGTGGCTCCATGTGCCTAACAAGTTGACCCAGTCCCGCCCTGCGCAGTACTACATTCAGCGCACAGTGCCGGCTAAGGTGTTTCTGTACCCATCTCCTGATGCGACGCAGACTTGGACCTTTGTTTACTATGCTATTCGCCGCATGGACAATGCGGGCGGTTTTACTAATACTGCTGACATCTCTTTCCGTTTCTTGCCTTGCTTGGTAGCCGCTTTGGCGTACTATTTGTCGGTCAAGAAAGCGCCGGATCGCGTCATGCTGCTCAAGCAAATGTACGAAGAAGAGTTTGCACGTGCAGCTTCCGAGGACCGTGAGCGTTCAGGCTTCTTTGTGGTACCTACGTACACGCAGAGGTAAACCATGGCCTATGTATCAGGCAAATTTGCAATTGCGCTGTGCGACAGGTGTGGCCAACGGTACAAACTCAATACGCTTATCAAGGAATGGACAGGCTTTAAAGTCTGTCCTGAGTGCTATGAGCCCAAGCACCCACAGTTGGAGCCTAAACGCACGATAAATGAGCCACAGGCCTTGCATCAGCCTCGCCCAGAGAGTAGACTTGGGGTTACCGTCTACGTCGGGTTCACGGCTGATACTTCGTTTGCTAGTATCGGAATGATGCCGATGCCGTATGCAAAGCCCTTGTGGGCGGCTGCAGTGCTATCCCCAGTTACGACGAGCATCTCATGACATACACGGAACTTGTTGCTGCTATTGAAGCCTACACTGAGAACACGAGTTTCAGTGCAACTGATCTTGCTACTTTTACAAAGCAGGCGGAGCAGCGCATTTACAACACCGTTCAAATTGCCAACTTGCGCAAAAACGTGACGGGTGTCCTAACGGCCAACAATAAATACCTGTCTTGCCCAGATGACTTTTTGTCCGCTTATTCCTTGGCTATTTTTGCCTACAACAGCACAACTGCTACAGGCGTAACGGGCGCAAGTACTATTGTGGTTGCTTCAGCTTCCGGTATTGAGGTAGGCCAATACGTAAGTGGCACAAATACTGCAACAGGTGCGACTGTAGTAACAATTGTTGGCACAACAATTACGTTGTCTGGAGTAAACACGGGAACAGTCAATGGCCCTGTTATCTTCCAAGGCGAATACACGTATCTGTTGAACAAGGATGTGAACTTTATTCGTGAAGTTTATCCTTACGCGCAATACACAGCACGTCCTAAATACTATTCCATCTTTGGTCCTCGTTCAAACGATGTGAACGAGTTGTCGTTTATGGTAGGTCCTACGCCTGACGCCAGTTACTCTGCAGAATTGCACTATTACTACTATCCTCCATCCATTGTGGACCAAGGAACATCATGGCTAGGCGATAATTTTGACACGGCACTGCTCTATGGCTGCTTGGTAGAGGCGTACACCTACATGAAAGGTGAGCAGGACATGCTGGCGCTATATAACGGCAAATACCAAGAAGCGCTGGGCCTGTTGAAGAATTTGGGCGATGGCAAGCAGCGTGGCGATGCTTATCGCGATGGTCAAGTCAAACTACCTGTGAGATAACGCATGATTACAGCAGGACTTACAGACAGTTTCAAGGAGCAATTGCTTCTTGGAGTGCATGATTTTGATACGGATGTTCTCAAGATTGCGCTCTACACTTCTTCAGCAGTGCTTGGCCCTACAACAACGGTTTACACCACTGTGGGGGAAGTATCGGGAACAGGGTACACCGCGCCGGGTCAAATTCTTTTAAATGTTACCGTGAATTTGGGCATGGGCATAGGCTATGTCAGTTTTGACAATCCTGTTTGGCCGGGGTCTACTTTTGCTACACGTGGTGCATTGATTTATAACTCCACCAAGGCCAATAAATCGGTGGGCGTATTGAACTTTGGTATTGATCAGACCATGAATGGGCAATCTTTTACGATTCAACTGCCCACGGACGACCCTGAAACAGCGCTTATTCGGATTACCTAAAATGGCTATTTTTCAAACAGCGACCACCAGTTTTAAGCTTGAGTTGTTGCAGCAAATACACAACTTTGGTCCAACTTCGCCTGATACTTTTAAGATTGCGTTGTATACCTCTTCTGCAACGCTTGGGTCGGCCACAACGGGCTATTCTGCAACGAATGAAGTATCTAGCTCTGGTACGGGGTACACAGCAGGCGGTATTACACTGACAATTAATCCTTCCCCCACAACAGGAACAAATTCAAATGCAGTTCCTACTGCATTTATTTCATTTAACAACGTAAGTTGGACAAATGCCACCTTTACGGCAGCGGGGGCTCTCATCTACAATAGCACTGAGGGAAACAAATCTGTGGCAGTGTTGCTGTTTAATACTTCAAAAACAGTCACGGATGACACCTTCCAAATCATTTTCCCAACTGCCGATGCGAACAGCGCCATCGTGCGCATTTCTTAAGGACTTATCATGAGTACAGAAACTTCAAAGGCCCAAGACCAAGTGTCAGCAAGCTTGACTGCAAACAAAGGTTCCACAGAGCGCGTGGGCGCTGGTGGCGTTTACACGGTTACTTGCGTAGGCGCTGATGGCGTGGAGAAGTGGTCTGATACCTTTCACAACTTGGTTGTGAACGAAGGTCTACAAGACATGAACAGCAAGTACTTTAAAGGTTCTGGTTACACAGCCGGTTGGTACTTAGGTTTGGTGCAAGGCCCGGGTTCAGGTACTACATACGCCGCTGCAGACACTCTGGCTTCACATGCAGGTTGGACAGAATTAGTTCCCGGTACAGCCTACACAGGCAATCGTATTGCCGTTGTGTTTAACGCCGCTTCTCCTACATTAGCTGACCCATCTGTGGTGTCTAATTCTGTTGCTCCATCAGTATTCCCTATGTTGGTTAACAGTACTGTGGTGGCTGGCGCGTTTCTAACTACGGCAGCTACGGGCACATCAGGTATTTTGTTCTCTGCTGGTGACTTTACTGGCGGCGACAAAACTGTTGATGCTGGCGATACATTGAACGTCACTTATACGTTCTCTCTTGACGCAGCCTAATAAGGTATTGCGGTGTTTGGAGATGTTGCATTTGCCCAAGCACCCTTCGCCGCTCTAGGCGGGGCTACAGTGTTGTCGTCTGTAAGTGAGGCAGCTACGGCTGCTGATTCTGTTGCTCAAGAAACTCGCGCAGGCGCACTTATACAAGAGTTTCTTGCAGCTACGGCAACTGTTGTTAGTTTAAACAACATCATGACTGCGGCTAGGGCTGAAACGGCTACAGCTACAGACACAACAGCAGCCGCGCCATCTAATTTTCTAGCGTCTCAAGCAGAGTCAGCTACGGGAACAGATACCCAAACTGCCGTTGGCACAATGCGGGCTTCAATATCAGAATTAGCTACAGCAACAGATGCGCCTTCGGCCACTGCAAACTTGTTAGCAGCTCTTACTGAGGCAGCTACAGGAGCGGATGAGTCTAATGCTAGCCGTGGTTTCTTTGTCAATATTACTGAATCCGCCGTTGGCTCAAATACGCAAAGTGTTACTGTTAAGTTTGTTAGTAGCATACAAGAGTTGGCTTCTGGACTTGATGCGTACGGCAAAGTAAAAGACGCGAACGTGTACCCTACTGGTATACAGTTAACTGTATCTATAGGCCAAACACTTGTGTGGGGTACTATTCCTACTGAACAACCACCCCCAGCACCCGACTGGACAGACATACCGACTTAAGGATTTATCATGGCTTTAGTATTAAAAGATCGGGTCAAACAAAGCGCCTCGGCTCCCGGCACAGGTACGATTACGCTAGGGGCTGTTGCCTCTGGGTTTCA